TTGCACCTTCTTTATCTCCTGCTACTGCTGACTTACCTCTCTTAACTTCTGCTGCCTTTGCTGCATCAATTAATTTATTAGCAGAGATTTCTTGGAGATTTTCCTCTCCGACATTAACTTCGCTACCTGATGCGATACCTTCTTTAGTGTCAGTTGAGCATCCTTTCTTTGCTCTTGACTTTCTTAAAGCATCATACGCTGCTTCTTTCATTGCCTTTACCTTCTTCTTTGCCTTTGCACCATAACCTTCCATGCGGGTGTCCTTGCCATCAGGTTTTAAACCTTTCTTTTTCTGGATAGCATTGTGGACTGCTCCTGCATGCTCTTTAGATCCGCTCTCGACCTTACCATCACCATCGTAGTCTTTGGCGGCTTTCTTTTCTTGTAGTTTGGTTTCTTTCATTAAGTCCTCCTTCTTAGGATTGATAATTACGTTTCCTTTTTTCTTAGTTGTAAGAAAAGATTTCTCACCTGGGTTAATAGCCTTAGCCATCTACTTCTCCCATCTTTTGTAATTCTGCGTCGGTAAACAATCCCGACTTCGACAATTTATTTATAAAGTCAGAAGGTTTCTCATCTTCTTTGACACAATTAGGGACTTGTTTTCCACCCTTCATCTTAGTGCCAGATGCCTTATAACCTTTCCAACATGTAGATGCACCAACGTTTTTACGTGCCTGCTTAAGTCCTTCTAACATAAGGTGATGTAGGTCATCTATGTCTGTACCTATAACACTTTCCTTAGCAGTAACACCTAAGTCTGCTGCATCCTTTGCTGTTTTCTCTCCCTTCTTACCGACAACTATGTAACGACCATCAGATTTACGTCCTGTAATAAGCATTGAGTCTCCACCTGAGGTGACAACACGACCTACGTTACGGTCATCTGGATGCTCTTTCTTTTTCTTTGCGACTGTCTCTCTGTCGACATCGAATCCTGCATATCCTTCTACCACAGGGTCATATGAGTCAAATACTTCCATGACTTTCATAACACCAGTGTGGAGACGGTCTGTATCTGGAAGTTTATCTTCCTCGACTGCCTTAAGAATATATGATTGCTCAGTAGGAGTGTAGTCCATAAGAGCAGCAGACACTAACATTTCTAGTTTCATTTCTATCAACCTAATTGGTCTTTCTGTTTTTATTTAGTATTAGCAGACTTTCTAATACGTTGTTGAAAATCTGTAAAACTGACTACAGATTGCCCTGGAGTCATTGCTTGTAATGCCATTCTATAGTTGTCTGTACCTGCTTTCCAGTCATTACCACTGCCATCATCAGCAGAGTAATTGTTTTGGAGTTTAGTGGTATCAGCAGCACGTGCCCATGCAGCACGTGGGTCTTCAACTTCAGTAATATTTTTTAACCATACCTTCTCCTCATTGCCATCTGGCATTTGGAATACGACATGATTAGTGCCACGATGGACAACCTTTCCTATTAGTCCAGTGTCATCGTGCTCTACTATAGCACCTACCTTAAAGATATGGTTTAGCATATAGAAATCTCTAAACGAATCTGCATCTAACTTAGGTGCATACTCCCATAGAGTCAACTCTTTGATTGACTTCTTGGTCTTCGTTTTCTTAGGAGGTGGTGTCATTCCTGTCTTCACGTCCGCCATCATCTGTTTAGAATGCTTTGCAGAGACTCCCTTAGGCATGCCTGCATGGAATGAATCATGGTCATCACCAGTTGCATGCTTACGCATTCCAGATGCTGACAACTTTTCTATAGGGTCTTCACTCTTAGGGTCTCTTGCCCCTGCTGATTTGATATTGATAGTCTTAAAGTCATAATGCACTCCATTATATTTGTTAGTCAACTTCTCAAACTCTTTTACTCTATCATCTCCTACCACCATTGTTACGTGCTCATGACCCTCGTCATGTAGGTCACGCATTACATCAAATATATTTCTATGTGCTTCATTGTTTTGAATCTTTTCCTTGTGTGAGGGAAATAACTTCCTCATGTGGTCTACTTTTTGTTGTGCGGATAACGGATTCTTTTTGTGATCCTGACTACGGGATGGGTAGATTCTATAGTTTCCCGAGTCGCCTCCGTGCGCTTTGACAGCATCAAGTAACTTGCCATGGCCAGCGTGAGGAGGGTTAAAGCGACCAAAAGTAATAGCAACATGCTTATCCTCTAGGTTACCAGAAGTCTTCTGACCTTTCTGACTTGTCGTGGGTTTCTTTGGTTTGTTTTGGGCACTCTGTGTTGCCTCAGTGATGAATTCTAAAAATTTCATTTACCCCAATCTTTTGCGACGGTGAAGTTTGCTCTAGAAAATTCTAATCTATCTACCAGTTTGAGTGCTGCACCATCTTTGATAGCAACAAACCCTTCTGGACTGGTTACTTTGTAACCATTCTCATCTTCTAAGAAGGTACCTACACCCTCTATCCTTTTCAGTTTATTTATGATTTGCTCTTTGGCAATCATAAGGTCTTTGAAACCGCTAAGTGCGGAATACATGACAGACTTATTACTATTTAGATAAGCACGAGCCTTATCACTCTTATCTTGCCATTGTTTCTGTGCTTTTTCAGTCTTTTTCTTAGCAATTTCCTGTCTAAAACGTGCATCTACAAAGGAAATATACCCCTGTGCCATAGCACGAGAGTTATTTGGTATGCTACCTGAGCGTATCACTTGGTTGAAATACATTTTAAACAAGGAGTTGTATGCGAATGACCCTGTCTCCTTATTGATAGTCGATAGAAACTTACGTCCTGCACTTAAGTTACGTTTGGCAGATGAGATAGTTAGATTTATCTTTGACAACTCAGCAGGAGTTAGGTTTGCCATGCCATTTACATTAGTAAACTCTGAGGAGAATACTGCAACACTATCTACACCCTGTAGTGGTCTAACATCAACTCCAAATCCTGCAGACATACTAGATATATCTGCTCCATTGTATCTAGTATGGAATACAATACCTATCTTACTCTTTGATATCTGTTTACCTAAGTCAGAGTCTACCTCTATACAGTATGATATAGTATTTGGTTTGAAGATATAACACTTCTTTCCTTTCATACTAACAACCTTTGGTTTCTTCTCATACAATAAGTCTCCTTGTATGACACCTCTGATAGGAAGTTTACTCAACTCGGCAAGACATGTCCTAAGGACTGCATTCAAACCACTGTCAGGATAGTGCTCATCAATAAAATCATTTGTATAACATATTTTAGGTGTAGTCTTATTAAATACTGACTTATTACCTACGAAAAACTCTCCTGTCTGTGGGTCAATGCCACAAACTATAGCAGGAGCACCGTCCCACTTAACAGTTACCTTTGTATTGCCACCACCCTTACCTGTGGTCAACATGTCTCGTAGACCTACAAGAAAATTAATACTATTAGTAGCACCGTTATAACCAGAGTTAAATATGTCATCCTCTAAGTGCTCCAAGTGTGTATTCTTTGCCATACTTATATTATACTATACTGTGGTGTGAATGTGTAGATGAGTGGACACTAATCTAACTGGATAAGAAAGATGAATCCAAGTCTAGGTCACGATTACTTGCCCTAAGACCATTGATTTTAAGTGCCATTAGAAACGACCATCGTGCCTTAGACGCTGAGTTAGTCTTGATACGAATTCTAATACTACTATCTGTGACAGAGTTAGCAAAACGAGGACATCCATATCCCTCAGGGTCTTTACCCATATAATATAGACCTCTGCCTTTAACTTGTATGTAGTAAGTATCCTTTGAGTTGTAATACTTTTCTACTTGTTGTGCAGCCTCTACTCCTTTTGCCAAAAACTTATCAGGAAAACGTTTTAAATCTAATTTTCTAGCCTTGTCACGGTCTACAAAAGGTGCTGACGATTTGACCACAAACTTAGCAGGCATATACTTTTTAGGATTCCAATGGTCATTTGCTTGACGGATTATGTCAAACTCCTCAGCAATACCTATCATAGTCTGTGCTGCTTCTTTCTTTGCTGTTGTTTTAGTCTTGTCAATAAAGAATTCTTTAGTTGTAGTATCAAAATCAAAATTCATCTGAGCAAAGTCAGCAGATAATTTCTCTTTCAATTCAAACTTGACTGTCTTAAACCCACTTGTT